AGATTGACCGCGACTACGGCTACGACAGCCGCACCGGGGAGCGGAGCGATAGATGACCGCCGCCGCCGCGCTCCTCGCCGCGCAACTCGCGCTCGGCCAGCCGTTCCCCTGGCCGGCTGAAATGGTCTGGTACGATCCGGCCCGCTGCAATGTCGCGCCTATCAACTGCTTTGACCCGGCTTTCCCCTTCCGCATGGCCGCCGGCCACGACGCGCGCGAGTGGTACGGCGTCGCCGCCGCGTGTCCCCCTGAATTTCCCTTATTCACGCGCATCACGATCACCGGCTCGTGGCGCGGCCTGGCCGACAGCGAGCGCGTCTGTCTCGACCGGGGCGGGGCGGTGGTCATGCGCCCTAACGGAACGGCCATCGTTGACCTGCTCTCGGCCTATCCGGTGTGGCGCGAGACGTTGACGGTGAGCGTGTGGCCGCCGTGAAACGCAAAGCGAAGCCCGCGCCGAAAGTCAACGGCCATAAATCCATCTCCCATTTGCGTGACTTGAAACCCGATAGCCGCAATGCGCGCAAGCATTCGCCGCGAAACGTGGGCGTCATTGAAGCCGCCCTGGGCGAAGTCGGCGCGGCCCGCTCTATTGTAATAGATGAGTCAGGCCAAATCCTGGCGGGGAATGCGACGGTCGAAGCGGCTGGCCGAATCGGGATTGAGAAAGTCAAGGTCGTTGACGCTGACGGCGAAACGCTTGTCGCCGTGCGCCGCTCCGGGCTGACGAAGCGGCAGAAGACGCGGCTGGCCCTGCTCGACAATGCGCCCAACGCGCCCGAGGCCAATGCCGAGTATTGGGATGGTGAAATCATCGCGCAACTGGCCGCCGAAGAGCGCGCGCTGCTAGACGGCGTGCTGTATGACGAAGAACTGGCGGAAGTCACGGGCGCGGAAATGCCGCTCTCGGACGCCGAGCCGCAATTTGACCGAGCGGAAGAACTGCGTGAGAAGTGGGGCGTGCGCCTGGGCCAGTTGTGGTGTATCGGGGAACACCGGTTACTATGCGGTGATTGTACACTTCGCGAGAATGTCGAGCGGGTGATGGGGGGAGAGAAGGCGGCAATGGTATTCACAGACCCGCCCTACGGCGTAAATTATGATGGAGGCACGAAAGTAAGAGAAAAGTTGAATGGAGATGGATCAACTGACTTGTATAATCCAGCCTGTAAAATGGCTGCTGTTTTTTCGGATGAAAAATCATCTTTGTATCTTTGGCACGCTGGCATAAAGGGTATTGCGGCTGCGGCTGCGGCTGCGGCTGCGGCTGCGGGCTATGAGATACGATGTGAGATTGTGTGGAACAAAAATTTGGCGCAATATGGTGCTTTGTCGGCTCAATACAAACAAAAACACGAACCTTGTTATTATTGTTTCAAGCGAGGTCATAGCCCAAGATGGTATGGGCCGACAAACGAAGTGACTGTTTGGGATTGTGATCGCTCTCGCATCAACGAATTCCATCCAACACAGAAACCAATTGAATTAGCCATGCGTGCTATGTGCAATAGTAGTAAGCAGAATGATATTATTTCGGATTGGTTTCTAAGCTCTGGCACAACCCTCGTCGCCTGTCAGAACCTTCAGCGGCGCGGGCGCGGCATAGAGATTTCTCCAGGTTATGTCGGTATTGCATTAGAAAGGATGAGCAATGCGTTTCCCGGCATCGAGATTGAGTTAGTGAACGATGGCGCGTAAGAGTCAGAAGCCAAAGCCGAAAAAGGCTAGGAAAACGCTACTCCCCGGCGCATCGCCCATCAGCGGTGTTGTGCCGCCAGTCGAGCATCGTTTCCAGCCGGGCAAACCTGGAGGGCCGGGCCGCCCGCGCAAACTGGCCGAACTCAAGGAACTCATTCTAAACACATTGGCCGAAGAGACGCACGACGCCGAAGGCCGGCGTACGGGCCTGACGCGCGCGCAGATGCTGATACGGACGATGTTGATAAAAAGTCCGAGCGACCGCATCGCGTTGCTCGAATATGCGTTCGGCAAGATGCCACAAGCCTTTCAGCATTCGGGCCCCGATGGCGGCCCGATCCAGTTCGCGCAACTCTCGGAGAGAGAACTCGATGACCTACTCGCTGGACTCTTTGCTCAGGTTGCCGCGCGCTCAGAAGGAGCAGGCGGCGCAACTCCTGGCGGAGAAGGCGCGGCGGGCGGCGACGCCGAAACTCACGGCGCAACTCCGTGAGCCGCATCCTGAGCAACGCCGCTTTATCGAGAGCGCGGCCAAGCGCAAAGTGATCCGCGCCGGGCGGCGCGGCGGCAAAACGGTCGGCGTCGCTATCCTGGCCGTGCGCGAATTCATAGCTGGGCGGCGCGTGCTGTACGCCACGCCGACGCAGGAGCAACTTGATCGCTTTTGGCACGAAGTTCGCGCGGCTTTGCAAGACGAGATTGACGCCGGGCGGCTCTACAAAAACGAGACGCTGCATATCATCGAGCGGTTAGGCACGGAGAATCGGATACGGGCAAAAAGTGCCTGGAACGCCGACACCCTTCGTGGAGATTATGCCGGGCTGCTACTCCTGGACGAGTATCAACTGATGAGCGAGGACGCCTGGGGCGCGGTCGGCGCGCCGATGCTCCTGGACAATGACGGCGATGCCGTGTTCATCTACACGCCGCCGTCGCTGCACAGCCGCAGCGTGAGCAAGGCGCGCGATAAGCGGCACGCGGCTAAGCTTTTCAAACGGGCGGAGAAAGACAAGTCGGGGCGGTGGGCGGTGTTCCACTTTGCCAGCCGCGCTAACCCGCATTTGTCTGAAACGGCGCTGGACGAAATCGGCAGCGACATGACCGCGCTCACCTATCGGCAGGAAATCCTGGCCGAAGACCTGGACGCCCTGCCGGGCGCGTTGTGGACGCCGGAACTCATTGATCTGTTACGCATGGACGAAGCGCCGCGCTTAATCCGTATCGTCGTCGGCGTGGACCCGAGTGGCTCAGCCGACGGCAACCCGTGTGGCATCGTGGCGGTCGGGAGCGGGCCATGCAACTGCCTGGGCTATCCTGAAATACATGGTTTTATTTTGGCAGATGGTACAATACAAGCTAGCCCCGGCGTCTGGGCCGGCGCAACAGTCGCTCTTTATCACCGACTCAAGGCGGACGCGCTGGTGGCCGAGGCCAATTTCGGCGGCGAGATGGTCGCGCGCACGATTGAGACCATCCCCGGCGCGCCGAGCGTAAAACTGGTCACGGCCTCGCGCGGCAAGGCGCAGCGGGCCGAACCAGTCGCGGCGCACTACGAACACCACCGCGTCCATCACGTCGGCCAATTCCCCGAACTGGAAGACGAGATGTGCTCGTGGACGCCGGGGACGGCCTATTCGCCCAACCGGATGGATTCGCTGGTGTGGGGGATAACTGAGCTGGATTTATCAGGAGGCGATGCTTATGGAGAAGTCGTTGAAGCCGAGCAGTACCGGATTGGTCAAAGCGATTATTGATTCTTCGGCTATTGCTCAGAAATTGGCCGATCTGCTTGACCAGGTTTTCCCTTCCGTGTGGATTGTGCCGCGCCCGTTCACGATTGACGACCAGGCCGACTACTACGGCGCGGGCCGCGTCAAGCCGGATTTTGTGCGGCGGGACGACGAAGACTGGACGGGGCCTGCCCTGGATTAGGAGAGAGCCATGCGCCAACCCGTGAATGATTGAATTTCTCTCGACCGCTTGGTATCGGCTGCGTGCCGCCGCCGTGCGCCTGCTCCTGCTCTTCACCGATGAGGACCCCGGCGGCGCGGTCACGCCCAACACGCAGACCTTCATCGATGATGGCGTGGACTATTCATTGCCGCTGGTCGTGCCGGAGTGGGCGACGCCGGAGCAGAAGGCCCAGATCGTCCAGACCTATATTGCCGAGGCCGAGTCCACGTTCCATTTCCAGTTCGACCGCCCCTATCGCTACAGCGAAAACCTGTCTCAGTTCCCCACCGCCGACCCCTTGCGCGAGTGGGATTTTGTCACGCGCCGGGCGGTCTTGGCGCGCTGCCATATGGCCTGGGAGCGCAACCCGCTGGCGAATGCAGCAATTGCGCTGACGACTTATTTCTCAGTGGGCGATGGGTTGACCATCACTTATCGCAATGAACAGGTTGAAAAAATCCTGGAAGAATTCCGGCTCAACCCGGAGAACGCCGTCCAGCAATACGAGAAATCGTTTTGCAATGACTTGCAATTGGATGGCGAACTATTCATCCGCTTTTTCAAGGGAAAAGATGAAGACGGCCAGATCGTCATCGCGCCCCTGCCGCCCTGGGAGATTGACTGGATCCGCACCGAACGCGGCTTTCGCAAGCGCGTCGAGGGCTATCACCAACTCGGTGGGCAGACGGATGGCACGCCCGGCGACTATGAAGCGATTGACGACGAAATCCCCGCCGCTAACGTGCTGCATATCGCCATCAACCAATGTTCCTACGAAACGCGCGGGCGGCCCGAACTATTCCGCATCCTGCCCTGGCTGCGCGCCTACAAGGATTGGCTCGAAGGCCGCGCCCGGCAAAATCACTGGCGCGGCGCGATTCTGTGGTTGGTGAAACTCATCGGCGGCACGCCAGGGCAGGTCGCCGCGAAACGCTCACAGTATAGACAGCCGCCGTCGCCGGGGTCGCTGGTCGTCACCAACGACAAGGAAGAATGGTCGGAACTTTCCAACAAGGTCGGCGCGGCGGACGTGGCCGAGGATGGGCGGCAGATCAAAATGATGACCGCCATCGGCGCGCAGATGCCGGAATACATGC